AAGACATGGAAGAAGCTTACCACACCGAAGAAGGTATGGATGAAGGTGAAGACATGGATGAGGCTTCTTTAGAGGAGTTATTAGCTGAGCTCGAGAATGAAATGTCAGAAGGTGAAGACATGGATGAAGCTAAAGAAATGGATGAGGCTGAAGAAGTAACTGAAGCTGAGGAAATTGACGAGGCTGAAGGTGACGAAGCTGAAGGTGATATCAATCTCGAAGAAATGACTGACGACGAATTAAAAGATTTCGTCGAAGAAGTTATCGCAGATATGGTTCAAGCTGGTGAATTAGAAGCCGGTGGTGATCCTGTTGAAATGTCTGATGAAGAAGAAGAAGAGGAAGGTGAAGAGGAAATGGAAATGGATTCTATGGAAGAAGAAGTTAACATTGACGAATTACTTTCTGAAGAAGAATCCCTTGAAGAAGAAGTAATTAACGAAGATATCTTCTCAATTCTTGATCTGATTACTCAATGGTTAAATTCCTCAATAGGTGATTCAGCAGAAGCAGCTAGATTTGGAGATACTTTAATGAGCAAATGGCAGCTACTTAGTGCTATGGGTGCTACAGTTGCATCCATCCTTGGAACATTGGCTAAAGCAGCTAAAGGCGATAAGAAAGAAAAAGCAGAGAAATTAGCTAAAGCTGTTAAAGCTAAAGACAAAGATGCTGCTGAAGCTATTCTTACAAGTAAATCCTCTTCTACAAAAGAACCAAAAGCTGCTAATGAAGAAGACATGGAGAAAATGAAGGAAGAGTTAGATGAGTTAAAAGTTGAACTTTCCGAAGTTAACTTACTCAACGCTAAACTTCTTTACACCAACAAGCTCTTCCGTTCTAGAAGCTTAACAGAATCACAAAAAGTAAAAGTTTTATCAACATTTGATAAAGCTACTTCGGTAAAAGAAGTTAAATTAGTATTTGAGACTCTCTCAGATTCATTAACTACTTCCCAGGTTGTAAAAGAAAATAAAGGTTCCGCATCTAGACCCACAGGTGGGGCTAGTAAGAATCCTCAACCGATCTTAGAATCTAACGATCAGGTTAGGAGATGGCAAAAATTAGCCGGTATTATTACCGATAAATCCTATAGATAAAAATGGAATTAGTAAACAACTTAATCAACGAATCCGCAGAGTCGTATAGAAATATGCAAAGCGACGCTGCAAGATTAGCTGGTAAGTGGGAAAAGACAGGTTTACTTGAGGGCTTGAACAACGAGCTTGAAAAAAACAACATGTCGATTATCCTCGAAAACCAAGCTAAGCAATTATTGAACGAAAGTTCATTAACAGGAACAGGAGCTTCCTTCTCAACAGGAACTGGTGAGCAGTATGCTGCTGTAGTCTTACCTATGGTAAGAAAGATCTTTGGACAGGTAGCTGCCCAAGAGTTCGTATCTGTTCAACCAATGAATTTACCTTCAGGTCTGGTATTCTTCTTAGATTTCCAATATGGAACTAGTAAGAATCCTTTCACTTCAGGCGATTCACTTTATGGTGACACAGATAGTCAGTATCCTTTCTCACAAGCAGACTCTAACTTAGATCAGTTAGGTGCAGGTGGATTGTATGGTGCAGGTAAGTTCGCTTACTCAACTAACCAATTCTCCGCTTCAGTAGAAGCAACTTCAGGTTCTAGTGCTACTGCTAAAGTAGCTACTTTTGCAGATGTAAACTTTGACTCTAGATTGTCATCTTCTATCGTGAATAGTGAGATTGTTAAAGTTTCTGTAGCAACTTCAGGTTTAAGTACTCCTGATTTAGAAGCTGTAAGATCATTTACAATTTCTTCTGCTTCAGCTTACACAGTAGCTGATTTGTTACCTGCTTTCACTACTTACAATGGAACTGATACTATTGATTTCTTTGTAACTGCCTCAGGTGTTACTGAAGTCTATACCAATGGTACTTCTTCTGTATACGTAGAATATAGCAAGCAAACTGCTGATAATGCAAGAGGTGATTTCGAAGCCGGTGCTGCATTTGCTGTACCTAACGCTCAGTCTACTGCTAATATCTCGATCCCTGAAATTAACATCGGAATGAGATCATTAGATATCATTGCTAAGACTAAAAAGTTAAAGGCAGTATTCACTCCTGAACTCGCTCAGGACTTGAACGCTTACCAAGCTATTGATGCCGAAGCTGAAGTTACCAACATCATGTCTGAGTACATTTCCTTGGAAATTGACTTGGAAATTCTTGATATGTTGATGGCTGACGCTAGAACAACTGAGTATTGGTCTGCTAAAAACAACAGAGTTATCAATGACGCTAAGACTGCTTTCGAAGCTGAAGGAACAAACGGATTCTACAACACACAGGGTCAGTGGTTCCAGACATTAGGTACCAAGCTTCAGAAGGTATCTAACAAGATCCACCAATTAACTTTAAGAGGTGGTGCCAACTTCATGGTAATCTCTCCAACTGTAGCTACTATCATCGAGTCAATCCCAGGATTCGCCTCAAACGCTGATGGTGATGCTGCTAACATGGAGTACGCGTTTGGTGTACAAAAGGCAGGTACTTTAAACAGCCGCTACACTGTGTACAAGAACCCTTACATGAATGAAAATACCATTCTGATGGGTTACAGAGGTACTCAGTTCTTAGAGGCTGGTGCAGTATTCGCTCCTTATGTACCGTTGATCCAAACTCCATTAGTATACGATCCTGACACGTTCGTACCTAGAAAAGGTCTCTTAACACGCTACGCTAAGAAGATGTTAAGACCTGAGTTCTATGGTAAGGTCCTCGTGAATGGATTGAACACTCTCTAATAGAGTATTTGATCAGTAAAATCAAGAGCCGCTTTTTGCGGCTCTTTTTTTATCTCCTATAGGTAACTAATATGTATAGGTGAATAAGTAAATGTAAAAAAAATGTTGCAAACACCATCTCAATTAACGGTTCCGAGTTACTTAATGAACTTCCCGTTTTCGTTATCCACAGATCATCCTAATAATGTTTGGATGAAAGAAATGAGTCCCGAGGACTTACAAATCAATCAATCTAGAGCATATCGTCAATTTTTAGAGCTATACAATTTTTTAGCAGGCGGTTCTTTAGTTTATCTTCTACCCACAGAGGATTACTACCAGGATCTAGTTTACACAGCTAATCTAGGAATTTATTTACCACACCTAGAGGAAAACAATATTATTTTATCTAACTTTACCTCTGAACCTCGTCAAGGGGAAGAATTAGTTGGAGAAAAGTTTTTAACCCAAATGGGATATAAAACTCACATTGCCCCTACAAAATGGGAAGGGGAAGCAGATTTAAAATATCTCTATGATAATGTTTATATAGGAGGATATGGTATTCGCTCACAAAAAGAAACTTATGAGTGGATGGAAAAAGAATTTGATATGAACATCATCAAAGTTGAGATGGTGGATGAATATTTGTATCATTTAGATTGTAGTATTTTCCCGTTATCTAACGACAAAACTATGGTTTGCACGTCGTTGTTCAACGATGAGGAGATAGCGCATATAGAACAACATACTGAGATAATCCCCGTATCTGAAGACGATGCAATGGGGGGCATTACAAACTCTGTAAGAATGGGCAACGCTATTTTATGTGCCTCAAATATTGTAGAGTTAAAACGCACAGATGAGAATTACGATCACGAGAAAAACAAAATCGCTACTTTAGAGAAAATATGTGCCCATGAGGGAATGGAGCCGGTTATATTTAACCTCTCAGAATACATGAAATCTGGAGCAATGTTATCATGTATGGTTATGCATTTAAATTACGTTGATCAAACAAAATCACTTCTGTAAAATGGCAAAATCATTACAAGAGTGGTTAAACTCAGATGTTAAAAAACTAAAGAGAAAATCAATACAAGATTTATCAAGCGTATTTTTCTTTAGAGATCCTATTAGACCACAACTCATAGACCCAGATAGATTTTACTCACCAGCAGATGGAACTATTCTATATCAAAAAATAGTAGATTACCCAAACGAACCTATTGTAGAGATTAAGGGAGTAGATTATACATTACAGGATGTTTTACAAGATCCTGACTACAATAAACCCGCTTTAGTTATAGGAATTTTCATGTCGTTTTATGATGTTCATGTAAATAGAATTCCTTATGGGGGTGTTTTAACTTATCAAGCTTTAGATGCAATCGAGAGTTATAATAAACCTATGTTGGCTGTAGAACATGATATTTTAAGTAGGACGATCAATCCTAACAATATGGGTTATTTAACTAACAACGAGAGAATGTGGAATAAAATATATTCCCCCACTATAGATTACACGTATTATTTAGTTCAAATTGCAGACGAAGATGTGAATGTAATTTCACATTTTACGAATGATCAAAATGAAATTTTTGCACAAAATGAAAGGTTTTCTTTTATTAGATGGGGTTCTCAAGTTGATTTAGTTTTACCACTTGATGAAAGGTTTGATTTTAAAACGTTACAAAACGTAACAGACCACGTTGAAGCAGGAGTTGATCCATTAGTAGAAATTAAACCAACAGAACATGAGCTCGAATCACCACACCGATCCTATTTTTAACGAAAAAAAAAGACCAAAGAATCCAATTAAATTTAATTTATCTCTAAACGAAGAGCAAAAAGAAGCTAAAAAACATATCATAGAAAATCCTGTTACAGTAATAAAAGGTGCAGCAGGTTCAGGTAAAACATTAGTAGCATGTCAAGCTGCTTTAGATATG